CCTTCGAGGCAGGTTCTCCCTGGATTATCATCTCGATATCCCAGTCTAAATCATTAATAATATTATCTAAAATGTTCTCTATTGCCATTTGTGGAACGAATCTTTATATTGCCATTATGACAATATATACAAACAAATATAATTTGCCAAACCCAGTCGTTAAAGCCCTTACGTCCTACGATAGGGGCGATGCCCCTGTCGAGGGGCTGAGGGTCACGACCCTCATCGACTCCCCCCAAATTTCCTTGCTCAAACAAAAACACAGCCACGAGCTAACTGAGGATGTTAGCGATAGGGCGTGGATGGTTCTGGGGACCGCTGTCCACGAAATCTTTGAGCGTGCCGCCTCCAACGCATATATCTCAGAAGAGAGGTTGTCCCACACCGTGGGCGATACCCTCATAAGTGGTGCAATTGACTATCAATTTGAGACCGATAATGAAGTCGATCTCAAAGATTATAAAACAACCACGGTTTATGCTGTTCAAGAGCCGAAAAAGGAATGGGAGAGGCAACTCAATACATATGCCTATCTTGTTCGCCATGTTAAGCTACTGAGCGTAAAGAGCGCCAGCGTTATCGCTATTCTCAAAGACTGGCGACAGGCGGATGTAGATCGACGTTCCAATTATCCGCCAGCCTCCATCATGGAAATCCCCGTTAAACTATGGAGTGATGAAGAGCAAGACGAATACGTTGAAGAGCGCGTTCGCCTACACAACCATGCAAAAATGAGCGCTGATACAGGCCCAACAACTTGGTTTGGCAAAATACCCCCATGTACCGATGGAGAACGGTGGGCAAAGCCAGCAGTTTATGCTGTGCATAAGGGAAGTAATACAAGAGCGCTCAAGGGCGGATTGTTTGCAGATAAATCGGAAGCACAAGTATTTGCTGGCGAATCAGCAGATAGAGTGCTGATTGAAAGACCGAGAACATACACCAGATGTGTAAAAAACTACTGTCGAGTTGCAGATTTTTGCAGCCAATACAACGAAGAGGTGAAAAAATGACAACTAAGAAGACCGAGAGCCTGTGGAGCAAGCTCTCTAAAATAGATTGCTCTAAGCATGTCGATAAAAAGGGTAGCTTTAATTATCTTTCGTGGGCATGGGCGTGGGCAACCTTGAAAGAACACTGCCCAGACGCAACTTTTGAAAAGCACTGGTTTGACATGGGTGACCCGTCCTATTCACTGCCTTATGCGATGGACAAGCAGGGCAACGCCTATGTCAGGGTAACGGTGACGGTGGATGGACAGCCGATAACAGAGACATATCCAGTCACCAACCACTACAACAAGAGCATCCAGAAGCCCGATTCAATGGAAGTGAACACGGCGCTCCAAAGATGCCTAGTCAAAGCAATCGCATTTCACGGGCTTGCGTCTTATCTCTATGCGGGTGAGGACTTGCCTCCTGATGAGGATAAGCCCGTAGCCAACACAGAAGACGAAAAGCCAGCCCCTCTAGCAGGTTTAAGCGACGATGAGGAGGAACGGGCTGCAATCATTCAGTTCGATGCTGGAAAATCCCAAAAAGATGCCGAAGAACAGGCAAAACAAAAATCCATAGCAGAGTGGCGCGAAGCATTTCTGGGTCATCCAGAAAAACCTGTCGCTGAAAAAGACGGGAAGATGGTTCTCGCCGCCCCTACCGAAGAAGGTGACTACGATTTGGTATTGAAGGTCATCGAAACATTCATGCCCCGCATAAATGATGGAGATTTGGGGACTGATAAGAAAAAGGTGGTGTCATCCATTGGTGGATTTTGGCGAACCAATGTTGCGTCATTCGAGAAAATCATGGCTTCAAGCCCCGAAACCCACGCCACGATCCTTGGGATGTTCAAAGACGCAAAGGCGACAGCGAACCGTGGGAATATCTGGCGTCAAACAATTGAAATATAGGAGAGAGAAATGGCAAAAAATCCAACTTTTGGCTCAGGAGTTCTGTTTAGAAACAAGGGTAAGCTCGACAAATTAAATTTTGAGGCAGCAAGAAGCCCCAAAGCCTATGACAACGCCCCAGATTTAACGGGTAAACTCGGGTTTACCAAGGCTGAGGCAAATGCTCTTATGCAATATTTGAAGAGAGCATTTGAAAATGCAAACGAAGACTCGTATGGCAAAGTCAGTATCGGATTTGCCGCAACCATCAGGACTTCAGCGAAAGCTGGAGAGTATCTATCCGCATGGTGTTCAGAGCCATACGAGAAACCAAGGCCCGAATTATCACCTTCGCCAGCAGATAAAATTCCCGATCTGGATAATGAAATTCCTTTCTAATTCGGCAAACAATGAAAGATGAGGAAATGAAATCAAATTATGTTGAAATTATCCCTCCGCACTTTCAGGTTGAAAATAATCGGCTGGTGCAAGCTGCTGGGATGCTTTGCCGAAATCCCAAATTTCAGGGGTGGCTCATCAAGAGCGGGTGCGCAAATGAACTAAACGAAGAATCGGCAGCAAACGCACTTAGGAAGTTGTTATGCATTGATTCAAGACGACAGATTGGTGAAGAGGAGCAAACCGCAGACTATTTTATGCGGATTAAGAAAATGTTTGAAAAGGGGCATCTGTTAGGAGAGCGATGCGATGACAACAAACAATAGTGCGCTAAAAACATTTCTTGATCGTGTGGCCGCGATTGTGGCGGGCGATAGAAGCGCCAGCTATGGCGATCCCACTTTAAATCACATGCGCATAGCTGACCTGTGGAATGTTTGGTTAACCAACCGAACCTGGGGGCCAGAAATCACGCCATACGACGCATCCATGATGATGGCACTGGTAAAATTTGCCCGGTGTCAGCACAAGCCGATGTCCTCTTCGCACGAGGACATCGCGGGTTATGCGGCGGTAAGCGATTTCATTAGCAATAAACTACGAGAGTTGAGAGAGGTCGTTGAAGATGACCGGCGCGCGGGGGAGACCCCTAAAAATCGAAAAAAGCAGGACGTACAACCTCACCTTTACCCAAGATATGATTGGGACGGTGAGAAAAAGAGCGAAACAAATGAGGGTATCCGCCCCGACCCTGATAAGGGAGGCGGTTAGGCTCTACCTAGATAGCAAACTAGATAGCAAAGTAAATATTGCCAAGCAAACTGATGAATTTGGCGATGGCATTGAAGCTGCACTGTCCGCTCTGAGAAAAGAGCTATCTCACACGAAATACGCCAGTGGCAAAACACTGGGCGAGGTGGCTGCTGAAAAAGTTAAAGAGCGATTGAAAAGAGAGGAAAAAATATGACGTTTCACATCCGACAGGCTGGGAAGGGCGGATGGCATAACTCTTTGGAAGAAAGAAAAAGCTGGAATAAAACGTACTTGCAAAAAAAGAAAATGGAGGCGTGGATTAAGGAGAACGGTGATCCCACTCAAGATCAGGACGAAGCCGCTCGCGATGCATGGCTCAAAAATAATAAAATCACGATATGCCCGCCCTTTGGTCACAATGATCCGCAATGGGGAAGTCTGACGAAGGGAAGCAAAAGCTGTCGCCGAAGGAGCCGCTAGGTGGCTAATTTAAGAAAAAGAGATAAGGAGGACCGCTCCGTTAATTACACTGATTGGCGCAGAAAGGTGGGTCATGGTGCCTTCTGCCAAGATATCGACCAAGTCGAGTATAGGATTATAGACGGTCAAATTTTTCCTGTCCTAATCCTTGAACTTACCCGTTACGACTACGAAAATGAGCCAACAAAGGCTTATTTCGACGCAATTTTAAAACGATTTAATAAATCACAGGGTCAGGCTGCCACACACTTTGCTCAGTTGCTCGGCGTGGATTGCGTGATTGTTCTATGGAAATTCGATCTGTCCACCTTTTGGCTGCACAACATCTCCACAAACAACGAAGAGTGGTATCGCGCTAACGAGTCCAGATACAGGAAGTGGTTGATAGACCACCACGGAAAAGGGGAGGGTTGACAAGACCCTCCCCCCCATCGAGGTGACATCACGACACTTCAAATTCTTTTACAAATCGGAGAGCGCCATGAATGAAACTACGTTACGCACCATCGATCATGTTGTCCAGCGTTATTTTAATCAGCACCGAAACGGAACTATTTCCGCTATGCGTGCGAGGTCGGCATGGAAAAATATGGCTCCAATAATAGGAAAAATTAAAATCAAAAGCCTGAAACGCAGCCATATTTCAAAATACATTTCAGGTCGAAACGCAGCACCAGGGACAATCAATTTTGAACTGGGCGTCCTTTCTGCTGCCTTGCGCTGGGCGAATAGGGAATCATATATTGATCAGCCAATTCTCATTAGCCGACTACCGACTACGGAAGCGAGACAGCGCTTCCTCACTAAAGAAGAATGCAAACGGCTCATTGAAGCTGCAAAAGAATATCCTCACCTATATTCGTTTATCGGGTTGGCTCTTTTGACTGGGCAGCGGAAGGAAGCAATTCTCGGACTGAAACAAAATCAAATTTTCTGGGATCAAGGGTTTGTGGATTTCAATGATCCATCGTCACCAGATCATGCCAGAAGAAAAAATAGGGGTATTGTCCCCTTGGGCACAGAACTGCGCGAATTTCTGGAACAACATAAAAGCGACTGCCCATATGTTATTAATAAAAACGGCAGACGTATTCGGGATTTCAGGAAGTCGTGGAATAAGATGGTTGAAGAGGCTGGCTTGACTGATGTCACGCCGCACGTTTTGCGGCATACTGTTGCGTCACATCTTGTGATGGACGGTGCGCCCCTTATCGATGTTTCAAGATTGCTCGGGCACAAGGACAGCAGGATAACCGAAAGAGTGTACGCAAAATTTTCGCCAGACTATTTAAAAGCCGTGTCAGAGCGGCTGTCTATAGCGGCCTGATTGCCCTGATCTTCAGCACTATTGGAGTGTTATTGTGGATTATTTTCTGCTGTCTCGCCATCACAGCAATCATAAATTGGGCGTTTGCAAACTGGGCAACCAAGGTGCGCGTGTATTTCAATTAAGCGCGTAATTTTACCGCACCAAGGGCATTCCGTTACATCCCCCTCGGCATGGCCTAGAATACTAAGTTTTTTCCCCTCTTCTGTTTTTTGCATAAAAATCCCTTTCCCATTTTCTGTGGCGAAGCAATGGTATCCAAACATAGGGAAAAATTCTGGACACCTTGATGATAAGTCGATTGATAATACGGAGATGAAACGGGAGTGGTTTTAGTACGTCCATAAAAAGGACTGCTCGTTTGTGGTCTGAATCATTAACGGCAAAATGATTATATGTGTCGTCAAAGAAAAGAAGCTCCCCCTCTTGCCAACACCCCGTCTGACCGCCAACATTTATGTAGCACAAATGCGGTTCGGGTACGTCAAGCGCCAAGTGCAACCTCAAGACCCCTGAGTAAGGCCCGCTGTGGGGGTTTAATTTTTTATGAGGGCCAAGAACGCTGATATAGGCGCTTATAATGTATGAGTGTTTCTTGAGGATTTTTGTAGTGTTTGGCATTTGCCCGCAATTTCTTCGGAACCAGATGCCTGCACCCTTTAAAAAAAATAATCGCCACTTATCATCATTGGAGATGTAAGTCTGGTGTGGGCTTATTGTCTGAAATGGAGCAAAATCATCATATCTCTTGATAATCTGATCATACTCCATGCGAATAAGTTTGAAGCTGTCTTTGAAATCCTTCGCTATGGGGAGGATTTCAGGATCATAGAATTTTTTAGCGCCCAACTTATTGCCCCTGCGAAATCTTGGGCCTAACACTTTTTCAATAATAAGCATTAGCCAATCAATATTACTTCTTTAGCTTAGTAATTTGATCGGTTTTCTCTTGGCTTGAACGGCTCGACCCCAGCCAAAAATTGCATACCTGCGTGAATGCAGCCGCAAGCGTACCCAACAATATGTAGATGATTTCAGAATTTCCGTCAGGGATTGGATCGGCTAGGATGAGCCACAGCATTATGCTGAACCCAATCACAACAAGGATTGACATCGCACATACCGCCCATGCGTGCAAGGATGACCTCCCAGCCATATCCCTTGCTGACATCCTGTCCTGAGCGTGTATTCTCGCAGACTCCAGCCTTTCATGGCTGAGTTGCATCTGTAGTTCAAGCTGCAAATCGGGATTTGCACGGAATTTCTTGATGGCCTCAATCCCCTCCGCTTCAGAGGATATGTTTGTTCCCGTTATTGAAGAGGCAACACTCACGACCCTTTCCGCTACCTTTTCGGCATTTCTTCCGACTAAGCTGCCCACAAGATCAGGTAGAAATTCGGAAGCCAAAGTCATGGCGATGGGGATGAGGCCAGCAAGCATTAAATGACGCCCTTTTCGCGAAGGACCATTGCGATGGCAGAGACTGCGATTCCACCAACCGCTACCCAAAAATTGTCTACAAGTATTGCCACGCCAATACATGCCACCGCCATCGCGGCCCATGTGCTTGGCTCAGACATTCGGTTCATTACCCACTTTGCGATATCCATTTCTTCTCCTCGGCCTCCTATGGAAGCTCTCCTGTTTCAATCATTGCCGCAATCGTTTTGCTGCGATTGGGCAACTGCTTTGCGTATTGGGAATTCAAAAGCTCTTTTGCCACCTGCGACCATTCCACCTTACCATCGGTGGCTCTTTCCCACAAATCCATCGTTTTCTTGAATGATAACAATGTGTTAATACCAAGATTGAAGTGCAAATCTATGATGGCGTGTTGTCTTGCATCGTTCCCTTTGCGCCACCACGGGAGGACTTTGTCGAGTTCGGAGACGCATATGTCGATATCTTCATCCAGCATATCAACAGCAGTATCTACTGATATGCCCCTGCTCGATAAATTTCTCCCCACGCCAATCGTCCAATAACCTGCTGTGCATTTGTAAAGTTCAAGTTTCATGCCTTCGTGGGCAATTATCTGTTTTTTTAGCTGGGGGATATTCATTGTCTGGTCAATGCTTCTGTTCTCAGTTTTTTAATGTTATGTGAATGGAGAAGTTCGTTGATTTGTCGGTCAACCCCCTCAACACTATCCCGTCTTTCTTCTGGGGTGAGAGACCTGTCATTGACCAGTTGTTTGCGGAAAGCTCTCAAGGCCATTATCTCTTCGCGTAACGCTTCTATTACTGGTCGATGCATCTCTAGGTTCAGGCGTGACAGTTGATACTTGTCTGCCCTATTTAAATCTCCGCCCTCTGTGAGGGAGTTCATTGTTTGAGTAAAAATATCTAACTCAGTCTTTAAGTCATAGAAAGTATGAAGTGGCCCCCTGCCTTCGGGTTCCTGCAAAAATCTGCGGATAACATCTTCTTCATGTACAGACTTTGCTGCACGTTCTGGAAGGTCTATTGCATTTCGGGTGACAGAATCCGCCATCGAGAGCGCATAACTTCCAAGAGTTCCGATATATCCCCGTATAACATGGTCAATTTTTTGTGCGCTAACCCGCACTGCTAAGTCCTCATCAAGCGCTTCAGATAGGGCAATTGCAACAGGAGATGCAGTCTCGGGATTTGCCATCCAACCTTCATTTCGCCCCTGCCAGTAAGAGACAATTGGACGCCCTGAGTAGAAGCTGTAATTTATCATTCCCTCGAAAGCAGGTTGGAACCACTGCGGGAAGGATACGTTAAATGTGGTGGTGAGATGACGCAGCGATGCCTCACCAAGCTCGCGCCCGTCTGTTGAGCCTTCAATAAGTTGCATAATCCTTTCGGGGATAACCTTAAAAAGGACACCAACTTCAAACGGAATTGGTATACGGAAGGCCAAGCTGTCTCGCGTACCGCCAAACCATGTGGGAGGAATAATCCAAAAGTTGTCTTTCACATGCTCGGGGGCATTGTGATACCAGGGATTATCTTCTTCGTCTCCTGCGTTCTGCGCCATGTGGTAAGCAGCGGTCAAGGAAACGATCATCAGCGCCCTGAAGTAAAATCTCTTTCTTCGTTTTGCTTTGTCAACAGAACCAATATCGCCCTTTGCACCACGGTAGAGGACATCAAGACCTTGGATGCGAGCATTTAAGAACGGCACAACGGCGGTCAGATAGCGCATAGCTTTGCTTGCGCCCTTGCGCGAAAAGTTAATTACCTCCAGCGCTTCAACAATGGCCCTTGTCTCATCCCCCGTTTCCTTGAGTACCCTATTATAAACAGCTATTCTTGTGGAGGAGTCAGACGCACCACTAATACTGTCCAGCGCGTTCCACATGGAAATAAACGGGTGGCGCACTGGGCTTTTCAGCTTCATGTGCTTGCGGAAGGCTTTCATCACATTTTTGGAGTCGCCCTTAAAGTCGTACCCGCCGACAACTCCGCTCGCAATGAGGGCTTTTGCAGAAGATGTTCCCATCAGAGCATCGCCGTATCCCCTTAAAGTACCAACGACAGGAGTTACATTTATACCTGATGTAACCCACGATGAGAGCGTGTCCCTCAACATATTGGCTGCCATGAAGGACGGGTCTTTGGTCACCATCTCGCGCAAGAAACGGGCTGGTGTGGCCTGAAGACCAAGAAACGGCATATTGACATCGCCTGTTGCCTGAAGGGCATTCACCAACATGCTGTCTTGCACCTCAAACCATTTTGTTTCACCCTTAATTCGGACACCGAGCCTGTTGGGATGAGGCTCCCTGTTGTCCTCTGGGATAGAAGCGGCAAGGTTGAGATAAAGCATGTCTCTAATTGCACGGCTCACAGCAATGTTTTGCATGGAGGCTGTTACAGCAGCGCTGGCATTTTGTAAGATGTTATTAAGAGGGTCAGCAATCCTCTGGTTATCAACCGCAATTCTTACATTGGCACGAGGGTTCAGTTCTTTTAGCGCTTGCAATCTATCCTGTAATTGTTTGCTATCACGCGAAGTGTACCTCCCACTGTCAGCAACATCGTTGACCATGACCCAATAGACTGGCTTACCCCCCTTGAGTTCGCGGGGTTGTTTTGTCTGCCAAAAGCTCTGGAACATTTTATTGTTTCTGTTGTCATCCAGCGTCTTGTAAAGCACATCTTTAGTGGGGGTTCCTTCGCCTGATACCAGCCGATAGGCAACGCCCGCATCCTCATAAAGCTCCCTGTAAAAGGGGAGATAGTCTGCATTTTGTTTCCAGAGTGTCGCCATGTCTTGGGAAATGACACCTGCGTCCACCATCATATTTACAACAGAATTATTCCAAAGCTGGTATTTCCTGTGCGCTTGTTTGATGGCAGGGTCTTTTTCTCCAATTGCTAATGCTGCCTCAATATCTGCATCTGTCAGGGTTTTTTCACGCCCCTCAGCGTTAAACCTCTGGGCGCGTTTGCCGATGGAATAGAGGAGAAACGATTCTAATAGCCCCTTACTTTCCAGAGGCTTCAGAATATTGAGAAGCCCATCCACCTCATCCGCACTTTCCCAGCGTATTTGTTTGGTTGTTTGTTCTCCTGTAACAGGATCAACCACAATTTCCTGATAAGCGCTTTCCTCTATGAGGCGATCCATAGCCCTCTGGTAATCAGCCCTAACTGCATCCCGATGTTTCCCTGCCGCCGCAGAAACCTTTAAGCTATTTGAATTGATGGCATAGATGCGTCCACGATCATATATTGGCGGGCCAACTGTTAATATGGCAGATATTACCCCAGATGCTCTATCCAAGAGAGCAAACGCAGCAGAAGCCGCCGAGTCAGTTGCAATGTCGTGATCCAGCCCCTCTTGTTTGCGTTTTTTCTGCACAAGTTTCTCGGTCTTGAAAACACTTGCCCATTTATCAACAAGCCGATGACGGAAATATGTACCCCGCCCCCACGGATTATTGGGGTTGTATTTATCAAGCCCTCCTATCCCCAGAACTTTTTCTCCAAGGGTTTGGTCGGGGGGTGACCCACCTATAACTTTTTTATGAAGGGCTTTCTCTTCAGGTGGCAGTTGCGCGTACCTACGCTTTAGACTGTGTTTTTTTCTAAGTCTTAATGTCTCTCGTTTTGGATTTGGATTATCTCCAGCAATTGATTCATTCGCAGCTTGAGTAGCTTCGACGCTGGCATCAGGATTAATGACTGGACTGCTGATGGGGCGTGTTACATCATCCTTGTTTGGAGTGTTCGGAAATGCTGTTACAAGGGTTAGGTATCCCAGACCTCTAAGTTCGGGTCTTCTCTCAATTACCCTTGAGAATAAATTAAATGGTACTTCTCTGAACACTATTGTTGATGGGTATTTCCATTCGGGATTTTTCCACACCAATTTAACAAGACCACTTTTCCTATCTCTACTAAGATCAAAACCACCTGTTCCATTCGGCTCATTTCTATGCGGCCAATATGCAGCCAGAACCATTTCAGTAAAACCGCTAATGGTAGTGGCTGGTGTAAACTGAATTATTTCATCACGGTGATGTTTGGCATGTGCCACACCAAACCCTTTGTATGTCTGACCAAATTCATACCACCTATCCACACCCTTTTGAATAAGAACGGGCCATGCTTTCCCATTCCAAATTAAAGAACCCCCACTCTTGGTCTTCGGGGGAATCGCGCGGACAATATCAAATGCTTCGGCTGGAAGCTCGGACATCCCAAGCTGTTTAGCCAATTTATCAAACCACTCGGCAGTTCTGGTAAAATGTTGCCGCTGAACCTCCTTAGACTCTACCTCGCGCCTCTTAATTGAATACTGAGGGGTTGTTCGCGTTACGCGGCGAGGGGTCTTAACAGTGGCAAAATCGCTTTCCAGTGGTTGGAGATTTGAAAGAAACCTATTAAGAGCATCGGCGCTATCGGATGCAACATATCCCTTGAAGTTTCCACTGTCCCAAAACTGCGCCACCGCCCTAAAATTACTAGCAAGAATGTTTTCAGTCTCAGCGGTAGAAATCATATTTTCGTGCATTCCCACCAATGTTTCTTCACGCTTCTTTGTTATGTCGGCCTTTGTAAAGTATTGCTCCTTGAATTTATCTTTCTTGGATTCATTTTTATTCCACTGGTTGCGCGTATCTTTTGCGTCATCAAAGACTTTCTCTTCAATAATAACCAACCCATCGGGCTTCGCCATTTCTTTCATGCGCCTGATTTGCGGCTCACGATCCCTTGAAATGAACTGAAACACCATTGCCTCGTGGACAGCATCAAACTTTCTATCAGGTCGGTAATACCTGATTGTTGTTCCATCTTTTTCCTGCCACGCAATTTGGCCTTCTTGCTCTGCCGCGCCAAAGGCAGCGATTTCATATCCCGCACCTTCAACAGGATCACCAGAACGGAAGGTTTCTGCCATTGCTGTGTTGGGGTCAACACCCAGTGTGCGGATGTTTCCGTCTGAACGAGAGGAAACAGTCTTGTTCAGTGCGCCTTCTGAGGCTCCGATATCAAGCATATCGGCACCATCGCCGTAGCTTTTTACCAGCGCCTCACCAATGGCAGCTTGTGCTTCTCTGAAGCCAGGGATACTGGTTGCTATGTGTAAATCGAAATTACCGAGACGAGACTTATACTCGGCATCAAACCCCAACTCGTCCGATAGGGTGATGACAGGCTTGTATGCCTGTCCAGTGGTGGGGCGGCCTTTAATTCCTTGGGTAACTTTAGCAAAAAATTCAGTGGTTTTTTTGCCGTCTCCAGTAAGCTCGTCTGCGCCTACATAAATCCGTCTGAGATCATCCTCACGGCCTGTTCTTCCGTAAGGCCGTCCTCTGTCATCAACTGCTCTATCAAGTCCCGCGACTCTGCCTGTTGCGACGGCTTCTTCGCGGATCGTCGCCCACCGACCTGAATGCCTGATTTCGTTAAAGCGTTGCGAAGATTCCTCTCCACTTCTTCTAACGTCATTCCTGGCCTTATCGCTGTAAGCTCCAGATTGTTTGAGCCTTTCGATTTCTTCACTTGTTGTGACTTCATTTAGCTCTCCTAAATCCCATATGGCCTTTTGTTTGCCACTATCCGCCACATATAATGCAGTATCAAGTGTATCATATATATGCACGGCATCAAGATAATATGTGCCTTCGTGCAACCAGCCGCCAGCGTAAACCTCTTGTTCTGTTGAGTCAGTAACCGCTAACAAAGTTTTCGCAAACTCTCGAATCGTTTCATCGTCCAAGAAGTTTTCTTCTATTCGGATTTCTGCCGCTTTAATCGGGGCAACAACGAAACCCGCTTTGAGAGGTGCGCTTCCATCCACGCGCACGGTAAATCCTTCTGGATTTTGTTTGATAATATTTATGAGGGCTGATTCATTTATCGGGGTTTTCGCGGCTGGACGGGCGATGGAGTATTTGGGCGGGGTCTCTTTTTCATCAACCTCACCGCGATCTCTGCCAGTTCCTCTGGCGTCTGCGTCGATACCTTGTCTGGCGGTCCCTCGCTCCAAGGCGCGTTGATTGGCTTCGGCTTCATTTAGAACCTCTCTTCCTTCCAACAATAAATCAAATGCTTGTGAATAATCGGTATTCAGGTCTTTTACCTGAGCGCCCAGTTTTGCGTATAGATTTTTCTCGGGATACCACAGGATGGCCTGAAGGTCGGCATTTGTTACTTCAATCCCGTCCCTGCTTAGTTTCTCCTTGGTTTTATTCATTATACGCCTGACAGATTTTCGGTATCCTGACCCGAAGGGGCTGTCTTTTGGTTTAATCTGTCCATCGTATAAGGCTTGAGCCGCCTTAGCCCATTCTGGCTTTTTTTCTTTTGACCACTTCTTTGGATTTTTCTTGTATTCTTTCTGCACCTCTGGGGTTCTGAAAATTCTTTCGTTCTCAAGATATAACTCACCAGCCAATTCTATAATCGCGTCAGTGTCCTTGGTATCAACAGCTTCCCGCATCCGACCAATAAGCTCTCGGTCCCCCCTTTCAATTAGTGCTTTGAACAATCTCTCTTGTTGCTTTGGAAATGCACCTGGGTTGCCTACAAGCCTCCCCGTCAGTCTTCCAAACGTCCTCATCAACCACATATCAATGGTGATGGGATTAAAATTTCCATTAAGGTTTTGGTAAAACCCCTGCCCTATCTTTGCCCCCAAAAGATATGACCCAAAAACAGTTT